ATGTCTTTTTATGCTAAAATCTATTTGGTTATGCAGTTGGTTGTGCAGTTGGTTGTGCAGTTGGTTGTGCACTACCTTGTTTTTTTAGAGGTGCCCCCAATGGGTATAAATGCACGAAAAACAGTGTATTTGCATAAAAATGCAAGTTACGACACCCCTTAGTGCATCGTTTTTGAATCGCTAAACCAAGTGTAACACACTGTTTATCAGTGATTATGATGTTTTATATCTCCTTGTTATGGCGTTTTTTTTTACCTCTCCTCTCATATTTACAGGAAGTCTTGTGCAATTCGCTGCATATCAAGCTATTTAAATCATACTATTGATACGTATTGAAGCTTTCACCAAAGCTGCTGCTTTCACATGTTTAAGATGAACTTCCTTAGGGGAATGATGCTGGTTTTGGCTCACGAGCTTAATATAATCGGTGCCCTGGTCGGATCTGTGAACATATTTTACTGTGGTGAATGCATCTCCGTCAATATCGATATGCACAATATACATTTCTCCCCAAAACAAGCTGTTGAAAACATCAAGAACCTGTTTGTACATGACGATATCTCCGGATTTAAGTAATGGATACATTGAATCTCCAGTTACATAGATAGCCCCATCACAAGCAGGGAGATTGGGTATACTTATATAATCTATTGGAGTAGTTTGATCTCTTCCAAACAGCTGTACTAATCCTGCGGATGCTTCAATATTGTATAGAGGGACAAGTTGCTCCATACGTCTATGGTCAGTCCGAAGTAAATACTCTGACTTCGTCTCACCTTGTATAGGAGGTTTGTCACTTGAAGGTTGTTGTTCTCCTGTGTAGCCTATCATTTGTTTCTGTATAGGCTTTATCATTGAACCATTTCCTGTAAGCAACCATTCCGCACTAATATCAGTATATGTTTTGAGTATATTCTCTAATTTTGAGGAGCCAATATCTTTTACTTTATCTAAAAAACCATTTGAAAGCCCTGTTTGCTTATAGAATTGGCTTTTGTTAATCCCTTTAAAATCAATCAATTGTAATATTCTATCTACTATCATAAATCACTTTTGAGATTATTTACTATAAATATTTGGATATATGAGTATATACTCTATATATTTGCATTAATGAAAACAACAATTACACGGAGTATTCAAAAACGCAACAAAAAGAACAATGGACAAATCTAGCAAAAAAAGAAATTCCTACAACACATCAGTAATAGATCAGCTTCAAAAGAAGTACGGCTTCTCGAAAGCTTACATACGTCAATGTTTGGATGGAACGCGTCAGGCTACAGTAGCTGATAAACTTAAGAAGGATTATAAGAATGGTGTGCAAAAGCTCAATGCTGTACTTGCAAAAGTTTAATTGAATTTATAACCAATTGATTATGCCCATAATGTTAGGAAATATTGTTGCCGTATCCAAAGAGGAACTCGTGCCACACTTTTTTAAAAGTGAAAACACGTTGTACTCGACGATACAGCGCTATAAGGAGCTGCCTTATGGTATTAAACGCGTCATGATTGGCGGTAACGGTAGACAACTGTTGATCGACCTGGACACACTACCCGGACATATAAAGGACGCGATACATGATCCACGTAAGTCCGATCACGTACTGGAGCGCTACTACTCGGTAGATCCTGATGCCGTTCGTTTTTATGCAATACACAAATTTGACGATGGAACATATTTGAGTATGGAACACCAGGAGCGTTACATCATAAATGCTTCTGTTTTGAAAGCTGCAATTGCACTTCGCAATGATAGACTGGTGGAATGGAGAAATAAAGGCCGATCCAAAAGTGGAATTATGCAATCCTTAGTGGCAGATGTGCTCAGTTTTAACGAAAGCCTTCGGAAAAAGTTCCGGATAGAGCACGATCTACCCAAGTCTGTCGGTCGTTTTAAAGAGAGTTTAAACACTTTTGAAACATTGGTTAACGGGTCATTCAATTACGAAGGACTGATCTCAAAAAAACACCGAAATATCAACAGTCGGAAGGTTGACGAAAACACGGTTCGCCTACTCAATGATATGTTTGCTGATAAAGTTCGCAAGCCAACCGCAAAAGAAATTCACGAACAATATGATGGATTCGTTTCCGGGTACGTTCAGGTGGTAAATAATAAAACCGGAGAACTGTATTCACCAAAAGGTTACAAGCAATTGAGCATATCTACTGTAACGGCTTATTTAGCACGTTGGGAAAACAGAATAGCAACGCATCAAAAACGATCGGACGATCGTCAACTGAATATGGGAAAATTCAAACCTTACTATTCTTTTGAGATGCCTAAGTTCTCCGGATCAATGATTTCAATTGATGATAGACAGCCGCCATTTAAATCTTTAAGCGGGAAACGTGTGTGGTTTTATTTAGCGGTCGATGTAGCCAGCAGGGCTATTACGTGCGCTGTTTATGGTGAAACCAAAGAGGGTATCATATTGGAATTCTACCGCCAGATGGTTCGTAACTATTACAGTTGGGGCTTATGCCTTCCTGCTGAACTTGAGTGCGAGATGTCCCTAAATAGCTCCTACACAGATACTATACTTAAGGAGGGGGTAATGTTCGACTACATTAAAATGGAAGCGAACAACGCGAGAGGTAAATACATCGAACGAGTAAACGAGGAGCTGCGCTATCGTAAGGAAAAAGGTCGTGACGGATGGTTAGCAAGGCCTAAGGCTTTAAGCGAAACAAATCAACCGGGGGTGGATATCGAAAAAGTACCACGTATCCCTTTTGACACGATTGTAAACGATTGCTTGGCGGATATAGATAGTTGGAACAATGAGCCGCACCCAACGGAGGAAGGGATAAGCAAATGGGAATACTTTTTGGAGCGGCAGCACCCATCGTTATCCCCGATAAATTTTGAGGCAATACTCCCTTATATTGGCAATCGCACCGAGACATCCTGCAAACTGGGCAATATACAGCTTAACAATGGTCTTTGTTTGATTGGTGACCATGGCATAGTCGCAAAAGGAGAGCGATTGATCCAGGTGATGAAACAGATTGAAGGCCAGGAGATTGAAGTTTACTGGCTCGACGATGACCAAGGTGAAGTCATGAAAGCTTATGCGTACATCGATGGCAAGTGTGTCTGTGAGATAGTTCGCAAACCGAGACCTATACGTGCTCGGCTTGAACGTAGCGCTGCCGATGAACTCGCAGAGGGATTACTTGCCGCATATACCAATACGGTTGATGCCTTCGGTAAACGTCAACGTGAGCAACTGGATGGGGTTGTCATAATTAAGGAGGATCCTGCACCACTTAAGCATCAGATATTTTCCAAACCGTCGACAAGAATCAAACATACAGAACGACAACCAATTGAACTCCCGCAGTATGAGGATGTGGACGAAGATTACAGTAGCTATTCGAGCTTACGCCAGTCAATTAAAGATCGATTTTAACAAGCAATAAACTATAAGTAACATGAACTTACCAAAGAATTTTAAACAGGACGTCAGCACAGCTCTACTAGCCGTGCGGCCAAATTATAGTGGCAGTGATGCTGCGTTTGCCAAGCAATGGGGTATTAATGGCTCTGTGTTCTCACGCATCCGCAAAGGAGAAACAGAAGGAATCCTCCGTGATGCGCAATGGCTGACTATTGGACGCCAATTGAATATCAGCATGAATCAGCGCGAGTGGAAAGCGGCAAAAACGGAGGTGTTCACCATAATTGAGGAGGATATTGATTTCTGTCAGACACACGGAAAATCAAAGATGTTTGTCGATGATTGTGGTATAGGTAAAACCTTTACCGCTAAGTATCTAGCCCGCACCCGGAAGAACTGCTTTTATATTGACGCAAGTCAATGTAAAACGAGACATCTCTTTACACGTGCTTTAGCAAAAGCGATCGGTGTGGATGCCGCAGGAAAACTGGCCGAGGTAAAGGAAGATATAAAATACTACCTAAAGACATTACCCCAACCTATCATAATCATTGATGAGGCAGGCGATTTGGATCGCCCGGCATTCCTTGATCTTAAAGAGTATTGGAACGCGACCGAAAATGCCTGCGCTTGGTACATGATGGGTGCGGAAGGTTTTCGTGAATTTATCCGCAGAGGCATGAAGTCAAAGAAAGTCGGTTTCCGGGAGATATTCTCCCGTTTTTCTGAACGTTACACCTCGGTTGTACCTACAGACTTGCAGGAGAAACAGAGCTTCTACAAACAGTTGATAACGGACGTTTTGAAAGTTAATGCTCCTGATAACAGCCAGCTCAATGAAATTATTCGGAAGTGCCTGACCAAAGATGAGGATAACCGGATCGGGGGATTGAGACGTGCTGAATCACTTTTAATCCTACATAGCTAATGGAGAAAATTAGACTGTTAAACTCCAAGAATGCCTATGCAAAGAAGTTCAAGACACTGACAGGTCTAGAGAGCCACTTTGCAGATGTATTGGGTGAGCCGGAAGCGTACGGTATATGGATTGTTTACGGAAAGGAAAAGCACGGAAAGACCCTCTGCTCACTGATGTTGGCCAATGCTTTGAGTAACCTCACAAAGGTCGTGTATATCTCCGCGGAGGAAGGTATATCGCAACACTTCCAGGACACTATGAGCAGGCTGAACATTGATGCGAACAATCCCAGGCTGTTCTTTAGTGAATACATAAGCATCGATGAACTAAGGGTGATACTCGGGCGTAGAAATGCTCCAAAGGTTGTGTTTGTGGACAATGTTACCGCGATGATCCATGAACTGCGCCAAGATGCTGCCAGGAAGTTATCACAAGACTTTCCGAATGTACTCTTCGTATATGTTGCCCATCAGGAGAAGAATGAGCCATATACGGCCATTGCAAAGAAAATTAAGATTTGGGCGAAAGCAATTTTCCGTGTAGAAGGGTTGCGGGTGATGGTTTCCGGTCGGGTTCCGGGAGGTGAATACAACTTACATGAAGCCAAGGCCTGGTTGTACCACGGTCAAAATTAAAACTTAATCAATATGAGAACAACATTATCAAAACCAACCCATATCGAAGCTGTCCGCGATATGGCTTACAACCAAATGTTACAGATATGTGACCTGTTGGGATGGACGGAGGAATATTATAGCGAGCATCAGTTGAAGGAGTACGAACTATTCTTGGAACGTCGATTTCATGGTCTGCCAAAGGAGATATTAAACAAGGTTCGTTACTCCCCTGTAATGGCAGGGCTGTGGAAGAATGAATGGATCTCTCGCAACAATTCTGATTTTATCCCATTTGCTACGGAAATGTGTACAGAAAGTATGCATGTGAATGAGTTGGGGCACCTGGTTCATTATGTTCCTTCAGACACAGATTACGCGACTGTATACGATGAGTATTGCTGGCTACATAACAGCAAGAGGCTTTTGAACGATGCTGATTTTATGGCACAAGTGAACTACGCTATTAACCTTATTTCCAAATAATGAAGACAATAACGATCTATCTTTTCATTGCCATAGTATTGACAATGATCAGCTGTGAAAAAGAGGTCGAAGTAAAACCGATCGACCGATCAAAAATAAAGAAATGTATGGGCTGCAAGCCTAGAGTGGAACTAGAAACAAGTTATCAACAAACAATAAACAAATAAAATGACTGAAATAACCAAAATGACAGCTGCGGAGCGCAAGGCGCTTATGGCAGACTTAGCAAAGCAGGAAAAGGCAGAAAAAGCACAGCGCGCTGATGATATTGATGCCTATAAAAAGTTAGTTGACGAACTGGTGATGAAGCAAGCTCCGGAACTGGCTGACTTCGGAACGATGCAAAACATCAAGGTCGAAGAGACTTTTAAAGCTTTTGGCCAAGCATTGGAGATCAAGAAGGAACTCTTTGGCTACAACGATACGCAGGCAAGCCATACCTTCTCTTCACGTGACGGGATGGGCTCCATTGTGATTGGCTATAACGAGATTATTGGATTTGATGGCACGGAGAACGCCGGAGTGATCAAGATCCGGGAGTACATGACTTCATTAGCGGCCGATGATCCAAAGCGTAAGATCTTAATTCGATTCCTGGAGACGTTTATGAAGCCAAATAAGAAAGGAGAATTAAATCCGACACGTATTGTGGAGCTTGTAGGCCTTAAACAGGAAGCCGATGACGAAGGTTTTTCCGAAGGTGTCGACATTATTGTCAATGCGCAGTTCAAAACCCGCACGACTACCTATGTTAAAGGTTGGTTCAAGCGTCAAGATGGCGAAGGTAAGGAGCTAAAGATGGAATTCACTATTTCAACCAAGTAGTATGATTGAGGGATTAATTATTTTTTTCTGTGCAATCGCACTGGCTATACTCAGTGATATCCTATCGAAAGTAAAGGACAAGAATCAAGAGTTGAAAAACAAGAACGATGAATTCCGCGTATTTTCTTCACCCCTAGAACCACAACCTTGGCAAACAGGCGAATTTAAGATAGAAGATGGTGTTCTCTATGTAGAATGGGCTCGTTTCGATGGTGGTGATGGCTTTAATGATGTTAGCCTGGTAAAGAGATGGCGAAAAGCTTCGCCCAAAGAGGAAGAAGAATACAAGAGACTTTATGGCGGAACTGGATGACATTAAGCTTTTCTTTTCCGTAGCGGAGAAAAAAGCATTCCTTGAGAGATATGGATACATGATTGAGCGTATCCATATCGAAAAAGAAGTCAGTCTATATCAGAACGTGTATACGATGATACAGAGCGCTCAGGACGTAGCGGTAAAGGATGGACAGCACTACGATATACACGAGCTTTTCCTAAAGATTTTAAAAAGCAAACTATTAGAACTATGAGAATCGGATTCATCAATTATTGGAAGCGTGACCGCTTTGTGTTCATGCCGGTTGTGGCGATCGCTTTTAGCCCTCACAAGGTCGAGTTAATGATCCTAGGTATCGGTTTAAGAATTTGGAAATAGTGGCTCGTAACTACGCACAATTTTTCGCTATCTGCAAGGCGGTCGGGCGAGACAAAGAAGATGTCGTGTTAGAGTTCACTGGTGGCCGCACCGATAGCCTATCAAAGTTAGATGATGGAGAATGGAAGGAACTAATGCTACAGGTGCGGAAATGGCAGCCGACAAAGCGCCCTTCAGATATTCCCGAGGGAGACTCGCAACGAAAGAAGTTGATCGCTTTAGCTGGAAAGATGCATTGGGGCGCAAATACATTGGAGATTATTGGTCGCCTCAATGTGTGGTGTCAAAATCAATATCAACAGGAGCTTAACCAGCTGGACGTAGCAAAACTCAACAAGGCTGTTTGGGTAATGGAAAACAAGATTTATAAAGAATATTTAAAAAAGATTTAAAAAAATGGATTTCAAACAAATCAACACATTCGAGAAAGCACTCGAATTCAAAGGCGAAACATTGGAGCAGTTCAATGAACGTACAAAAGGAATGGATGTCGATATGAAGGGGCTAGAGAAAATACATGTCATCGTATTCGCGCTGAATGGAGGTAAACATGTCAAAGAAGGATATTACCCTTGGTTTTACAATCCTAACCGTTCGTCGGTCTCGTTTTCGTTCAACGTCTTCAACTACGACTCCGACCACGCGTTTGTCTGTGCCCGCCAACTTTTGGAAACACGAGAACTGGCAAGGTATGCAGGTGACACCTTCCCGCTGGAGTATAGTCAATACATTAATAATACAAATGATTAATCATGGAAAATCTAACAATCAGTAAAGAAAATGCGGTTAAGGCTTTTGATCAAGCCAACACTAAGGGTAAAGACCTTCTAAAAAACCTATTTGGTGAAAAGGTGTTTGTCAAAAATATCATGGATGTCGTAATTGACCTCCCCTCTGCCTTAAAATACAATGGTAAAACACAAGAACAATTTAACTGGGAAACCGAGAGGGATACCCCGGCACAAAAAGCAGAAAAGGCCTTAGAAGAAATTGCTTTGGCACTACGCGAGGGTAAGCCACTAAGAATGGATCAACGCTGGTACTATCCATACTTTGAACGCAATACTGGTTCGTCGGTCTCGTTTTCGTACTACGACTACTACTACGACTACGTCCTCGCGAATGTCGGTGCCCGCCGATCTGTGGATACCGCTGAAAAAGCAGTTTACATGGGTAAGAAGTTTATTGAGTATTATAACCTTAGCCTAGCTCCGGAAGCAGCGAAGTAAAAATCTTAAGGTTGTGTGCTGTACTGGTTCGTCGGTCTCGTTTTCGTACAACGACTACAACTACGACAACGACAACGCGAATGTCAGTGCCCACAATGCTAATAAAATCTAACAGCGCAGACCTTACCCATAACGGTAAAAAACAAAAGATAATCCTTTCAGGGCGTTGGTACTCCGATTGGTTCGGACGAAGGCGACCTCTTAAGCAAAGGCGCACATCATGAAAAGAGCAACCAATTTATACGAACAAGTATGCAGCATCGATAATCTTCTCCTTGCGGACTCCATAGCAAGGAGAGGAAAGTCGAAACAATCCAGCATAATTGAATTTGATAAAAATTTCGATCAAAACATTGCAGATATTTATAGACAGCTGGTCACCCATACCTATTGCACTTCCCCATATATCCATCGAACAATATTCGAACGAAAAGAAAGGGTCATATCCGTTCTCCCATATCGTGACCGGATTGTCCACCACGCCATAATGAATGTTTTGGAGCCCTTATTTGTAGCCGTATTCACACGCGACACATACAGTTGTATTAAGGGGCGTGGAGTTCATCTAGCCAGCGCTGTGTTGCGTGGCTACCTTAAGGATGTGAAACATACCAGTTATTGTTTAAAAGTAGACATTAAGAAGTTCTATCCCAGTGTAGATAATACGATTCTGAAAAGCTTACTGCGCAAGAAGATAAAAGACAAAGAGATGCTAGGGCTCCTAGATGGTATTATTGATAGTGCCCAGGGCTTACCAATAGGTAACTACCTTAGCCAGTATCTATCCAACTTTTACCTCACCTATTTTGATCACTGGGTCAAAGAGGTACTTGGTCTGCGTTACTATATCAGGTACGCTGATGACATCCTTGTATTACATAGCGACAAGAAGTACCTACGAGAGCTACATGGTACACTGACAACATATCTTAAAAGTCAATTAAGACTGGACTTAAAACCCAATCGTGGAGTCTTTCCCGTCAGTTTGGGTATAGACTTTTGTGGATATGTTCACTACCATACGCACACTATGTTACGTAAGTCCATCAAACAGGCGTTTGCACGGGCAGTAAAAGCAAAAAAGTCCAAAGCCAGTATCGCAAGCTACATGGGCTGGGCAAAACATTGTAATTCAAAAAATCTAATCAAAAAACTTACAAATGAGAAATTTTAGTGACTTCAATATCAAGGTAGACAACTTTACGGGTAAAAAGATAGAGATTGATGAGGTTGTCGGTAATATGATAGAGGTGCTTGATTATAAACTTGAGCCTTCCAAATTCAAGGATAAAGGGAATGGCATGAGACTTACCTTGAGTATAAGGTTTGAAGAAAAAGAAAGAGTGATTTTTACTGGATCCGTGATTCTACAAGAACAGTGCGAAAAGGTTAGGGATATCGATGGATTTCCATTTGCTGCCACAATAACCGCACTTAAACCAAGGGGCTACAAATTTATATAACTAATAACAGTGATAATCTGCATTATCATTAAAATCAATGAAAGAAATGACAGAAAAGGAATTATTAAGATGTGCATACGGTTCAGATTTTGACCTAGTCCACAACTTTATTGATGAACATAACGGCTGGTGTAAAGATAAGCCATATAATAAGATAGATTGCCCCCGACCAAATCGTTCGGATATCGACGAAGAGTGGATCAGGGAAGATGACGGGGAGCGGATGGTGGATGTTTATAGGTGGCGGCCACAAGCACTCAGAGGTTTTGAAGACAACAACGGATGGAACTGCATACATGATCATCCAGTCCCTGATGATGTGCCAAATGACAGGCTGTTGTTATACTTCGATAACGGCTCCAAAAAGAAATTTAGTGAGACATTAGGAATGTTTGAGTATGTAACACACTGGCGAATAATTGAAGACTTCCCGCCTCCTTTGTATAGGGATCATTTCACGGAAATGATGTTTAAGGAATTATAATCGAAGAAAGCTATGACACTAAAAGAAGAAATTAAATGGCTTGACTCTTTCATTAAAAGACAGCTAAAGCAAGGCGATGATGTTACCTTCCTTCGGTCTATACTAACTCGTTTAAAAGGCTTAGAAAGGAAAGAATTACCAAGCCCCTATCACAATTTGGCAATGGGCTTTTATTATAATTGGTTACGAGGGTTTAACCTTCCAGAGATTAGGAACCCAAGCCAGGGCAAGGCGATGAAATCGATCCTTGTACAGTTAAAGGATGCAAGTAATCAAAAAACAGAAGAATCTGCATTTGAAAGCTTTAAAGTAATATTGACGCACTGGGGGCGGTTGAATGTTTCGTTACAGAGGAACAAATCGCTAGCAGCTATTAACAAGAACTTACTGGAGATAATTGATAAGATAAAGAATGGAGCATCAAAACAACAAAGTAACCGTATGGAAGCCGACGCATTTCATGATCGCATTACGCGAAAAACCTACGGAAACACTAGCAAAGATAGCTAAGTATACACCTTGGCAGGTCGAACGTAAGTTTGAGGCATACCTTCGTGCCAGTGAAGAGCTTGATAGTTTACAGTCATCTGAACGATACTTTGAAAAGGAGTATCCAGGGAATGATAGAGATAAACATCTTGCTGAAATCCGAAAAATGATCGGCCAGATGGAAAGTATAATTGCTGGACTCTCATGCCCCCGAACTATCGGCCGATTATGTCGTGAAAATATGGAGATGACAATTGATTTTATCAGTCTACTCGTAAATGATCTTCGTCGGTACTTAATCCTTGATAGGATGATAACGGATTCCGGGATACAGGTGTTAAGTAATTTAATCGTCTCTACCTATCCAGCTTTGACATTGGAGGAAATAGCGGTATGCTTTGCTCAAGCGAAAAAAGGTTTTTATGGGGAAGATTATCAGCGTTTGGATGGTAGCACCGTAATGAAATGGTTACGTCTTTATATCGAAGATAAACATGAGCGCCTTGCGAATAAGCATTACTCCAACGAAGTACAATATAAGGCTGGTAAAGAAATGGGGAGGTCGGAACGAGGAGAATCTCTTAAAGTCTTTTTAGACAAAGCTACTGGGGCTGTACTTCTCATGCAAGCTAATAGTGAGAAAAAGTAATATCTTTGGATGTTAATTATAAATTTATGAAAACTTTTTTTTTATCTCTGTTTAGTGCAATATTGCTGTCAGGATGTACAAATAGTGGGCAGATCACTAAGAAAGATGATTTCAATGCAGAACCATTTATCCTGGATAAAATCAACACTTTCGAAAGAAATAATCCTGATTTAGGTAAGAATGAAATTCTTACGAAGAAACTCAATCCCGTTTTGTTAGATAGTATTTCTCTTTGGATGAAAGATAGCCTTGCTCTTAACAGAACCAGGTTTGTAATATCTGAGCTTTCTGAGGTGCAAGATGGTAATGAATTGGTCAGTATTGCGCGGGGTGATTTAAGCTTAGATTATTCCAACAACAATAACAAACTTAATTTAAAGGCTTTACTTATTCTAGACCCAAAACATGTGACTCTTATACAGTCTGGGAAAAAGTATTTCGTTAATGGTAATGTTAGAAAAGTTTTGCTCGAACCTTCGGACTATACGCAAACTGCGTTGGGTGGAGAATATAACCTAGGTTCTTATCTTGTCAAGTTGGATTCTGTCTGGTATTAGAATAAACAAATCAATAAAAAAGCCTGTGCACGAAAGTACACAGGCTTTTTTATTGATTTAAATTTTGTATTTTTGTTTTATACGAAATTTAATTTTGAAATCAAGTTTTTAATGGCCTATAATCGAAACAATTATTCTAAACGAGTGCAATATATCCGCGAGGTATATAGTAAGGCCAAGGAACGTGATGTTCCCGACACCCGTATCCTAAGACATGTGTTTCCTTCCCATGGCATTTACATATCATATCGACAATGGATGAACATAAAGGGACTAAAGCCTAGTGAGTATGGAGCTAGTCAATTAGTGCTGTTTCGCTAAAAAGCCTTATCGAAAAATCGGTAAGGCTTTTTTGTTAACCAATTATTTTCGTTCTATAAGTCTGTGTGATGACCTTTATCGTGTCTACACGATTCGGATCGCGCAAATTAACTCTATCCATCGGCGATCGAATTATCGCGTTATCAATATGGCCTTGGAGAGTCTCGTGCAGTTGGCTAGCGATGTCATAAACCTGTAGCGACTTACTCAATGGTTCTTCTTCGGTAATACTGTCGGTATCATCCATAAAATCAAATGCCAATGTTGCCGTAATAAGCACATTGCATTGCTGTTGCTTTCGGCTAATTTTGCTCGTGCTCGGGTATTCAATTTTAAGTAGCACAGCTGGAAAGTCTATCGATGGTCGACTATCGTACTGGTTGAGTTGCCCTTTATCGAGATCCACCCAATTGATTGTTGGTATTGCCATTATTTTGGCACGAAGGTATAAGAACAGTTCTTTCATTTCTATGTGTTTAAATGCCCTTTAAAGCGTTTTGAAATTCTTCTTTAATTATTTGTTGTAGATGCTCCTTAAGTTTGGGGTGCGCACCAAAAAAGCGACGTCTCGGCATACTGTATGTATATGCTTTAAAGGAAAAACCCTGACCTCTTGTTATGCCACGGCTGAAAAGACCTTTCTTCTTTCCCTTGGTGTGTCGATTGCGTATGAATGTTTCCGAACGGGCATTTCTACTTATTTCTTCCCCGTTATTATGCACCGATGCATAGGGAACGTCAGAACCTACGGTCACAAGTCCAGGCTGTGAACGTATAACCCGTGGACTACGTTGCAGCGCTCCTGTCTTGACCAGTAATTTTCGTGTGTTCTTTTTGTCTTTGCGTGCTGGCCACTTATCCCCAAAAAAGGATTCGTCCCTAAAGTTGTCCAGGGCAGAGTTGAGTACTTCGGTTCCGATTATATCCGGCAATCGTTGTTGTGCCTGCTCAATCTTTTGCTGAAAGGCATGGAAGAATTGTTCGATATTTTGTTGATTACTCATTTGTTCGTATATTTGTGATACGGAGATCGTCAGTAATGGGGGTCACCGTGCCGAAAGCAGATAGATATCCTCTATCTGCTTTTACTTTTTACGGTCGAACCTATACTCCATATCTCCCTGTTTAAACACAATTGTAAGCAGGTCTCTGTAATCTTTGAATTTATCTCGTGCAACTTTTGCTAACTCAAAATCGAGCACCATGTCTACTGGTATATTAATAACAACCCTATTCGCCTGATTGGCTCCTGCCTCGATGGCTCCCTTGATTGCCCTGCGTGAATGCGTCTTTATCCCTTCTTCCTCCCACAACAACTTATCGATCCGTAGGTCTGCTGACTTCCCATGCCTTGCATCAGGAAAGATGATCTCCCGTTGAGCAGCATGTCCCTGTGGGTCTAGGGTTGGCATAATATCAACTATTATTTTTTTGGATCTCGCTTGCTGGGTCGCATAATCCAATACCCGGCTGTAATCACTTGCCTCTGCATCCGTCATGAAGTGCTGTCGTACAATCCCCTTGAGTCTGTCCGTTACATCCAGTATGTCAAACTGCATGGCATAGGGAAAGAATTGTCTTGCCTCTTTTATTATCTCAGCTGGAACCCCTTCAAAATAAGCGTGATCTTCGGGGAAAGCCAAACCGCGTTCACCAAGGTTCACCTTGAAAATATCGGGTATTGACGGTTTCAGAATCTTATCATCCGGGGTGATCTCTCCTTTTCTGTGCTGCTTTACCGTGCTGCGACAATTGTAATGGTTAGGCGGATAAAACTGCATCCAAAAAGAATCGTCTACGGGTCGGATAACACCATCAAGCGATCGGCATAAAGCTGTTGTGTGCTCATCTTCCACGGCGATAAACTCCAGTAGTGGATAAGCTTCCTTCATACGCTGGATCTCTTCCCATTTACTGGCCATCTGCGCCCCTGCAACTGCCGTTTGATATTCTGTCTTCAGATGTCGTAGCTGTTCCCCCGTAATAATAGTGGTCTGTATCCGGAACTCTTCAAATGTGCGCATGGTACCGTCGGGCTTGACCAGGGCATCGGACATTTGACGCAACTGTGCATAGGTCTTAGCTGTAGAGAATTGCCATACATTTTTTTTCAAAGAATGTATTTTCCTTTGGTCTTCTGTGGTGAAGTCCTCTGATATGGTATAGCCTTTATCGATCGCGTCGCTCAGTTCCTCACCATAAGCCTGCACCAGTACTGGATCAAAGCCTTTTTCCAGTGCTTTCTTTTTCCATAACTGGCGCACCAACTTTTCAAGGTATTTCCCAAAGTCACTTTCACCAACAGTTGTTAAATCGATATGATCGTGCGCCTGGTCACAGCAATAATAGTTATTTACAGAATTGAGGGCTAGCCCTCCTAAATCATTCTTTTGATCTAGGGGGCTTAGTCGAAAAAATTAGAAGGTAGTGAAGCTTTTAGTTTTTCCTCACGTTCCAACAGAGCGTTTTTTTTCGAATCTGACTTTAAGACATCTTCTTTTTCCTTGTCAAATACAGGAACTCCAAATTTTTCCTCGATCCATTCATTGGGCACATTTTTATGTACCATTAGCTTAGTTGCAAATTCGAATAGTTTATTGATATCCTCCGCTTCACTGTATTGCATGTACGAGCCTTCTTTAACGATGCCATGTCGTGCCAATGCTGGTAATACCTTTGTGTTGATCTCCTGTTCGATAAATCGCTGGTCTGCCAATACTTTTTGCCACAGAACCTCCTGCGCAGCCTCATCCTTCGATCGGTTTCCATTTACCGTGTCCTGACCATATACCGCCCCTGAAATGAGTAAGGATATTTCATTGTTACAAAGGTTTATGAAGTTTCTGTACACATCCCCATTTGTCGATACGCCCTGAGCAAATTCCAGTTCCTCTTCCTTATCTATTATAAACCAAGCTGCGGCACCCATATCACCCATCATCTGTTCGGCTCGCGCCATCATTCATGGGTCATTTGTCAAGGTTTTCATGTACCGGGGTGGTATACCGTAGATCTCACAGAGTTCCGACCAGCAAGATTGCGCAAATCTCTTCATTAGGACATGTGGTACGATCTTGTTAAGTAAACCAAATTCTTGCTCATGCATAACCAGGTTGTCAAATTCAAGTATGAAGGTGCCATATTCGCGTAATTCCCGGTACTTTATTGAATTGGATTGCTCCAGGTAGTCAGGTAAGAATATCCCCATCTGCGGTACTATATTCGTCCGTGGTAGTTCATTGGTCTGTAATCCACCCTTTTCATCGATGTATAGTTCGGCCATGGAATACCCAAAGAAACGGCTATCGATTATAGCATCTACAATCTTGCGAAATGCAGGACTGTTGGCCAAGTTCTTTGTCGCTTGCTCGTCTTCTTTATCATCCGATGTTTTGATGACAAATTCCGAGGAGAAGGTCTGGTCTTTCCGGTTCTCTATCTGTGAGGTAAGCAGGGCATCGATCTTTACATTGTTGTACAATTGTTGGAGTACCCAGTTGGCTGGTTGTTCAATATTCTGGAACATAGCCAACGCCCGTCTCCAGGATTGTATATCTTGACGCGTTTGGCTTACGCTTTTGAGCTTCCAAGGAAGGGCAGATCTAAATGAGGGCTTTGCTTTGCCAATTCTACTGTTTGTTGCCATATCGGTAGTTAAAATTCATGATTAAACTTGGGGCGTGAACCTGTGCTAAAAGGTTTCGCAGCATTAATAGGGTTCCCGTGTTCATCCAAAGGCTCTTCAAGGATGGGGAGCGTTGGGTCGTTGGCATCACCGGACGCCAAATCCTTTAGGTATTCCACCGCTGCTTCATATCGATCGCGGATCACCTCATAGTGTATGCCCGCATTGCATCTTAATATAAGGTGCCACAACGCTACTACTTTGGTCAGCTCTAGGATCAGAGGGTTACGCGTGCTGCCCTCCGCCTTAAAAATTGCCGCTACATCGTATTTCAATCGTCCATCCATCCAGGCTTTTTTATGGTTGGGAGCAATACGACTTGTAACCTCCGTGATTCCGGCATTGATAGCTATTTCGACGATAGTATCGTCATGGTCGGAAATATGCGTCACTTTATTTTCGCGTATTACCGATTTTAGTTCGTTCTTAGATAGGAATGCCATGTTATCTGTGTTTTTGCTTTATCTTGAATGAACGGTGTATTTTGTTGGTTTTCGGTTTCCTGCTATTACCATTGCCATATCGTTGGCCATATTCTTTTGGGGTAAGGCCGAACACACCACCGTAATGTTCCGTCAAAACAGGTATTCCTCCGAACACATTTGTTATTTGGTGTCGTTTTAACGGTTTGGTTTCGTTAATGACCTGTCTTTCTACAACTATGTCAATTTTCGATTTGACAACTTGCGGGGCTAAGGCGGAAACCAACCCTGCGCCTATAAGTATTGTTTTAAATAGTTTTTTCATCGTATTTGAGATTGATTAATATTTGTGTGATGATCGTTTACCTGATGCGTGCCTGTTATTTGAGCGTACTACTTTACGGTTCTGGATGATCCATGTGCCGCCCTCATTACAATCCGGGCCATCCATGATCTTGCAATCCGGAGAGACGCTCAGCATCTGCGATTCCATCGTGTCCATATCCTCGGTTCCCTTCAGTTTTTCGTCGAAAAGAAGATTCCCCGCCTCATCAATGGGTTGTAGAGTTCCATCCACCCTTTCAAATTTTTCAGGTTTGTTTCTAGTGTCTTTCCGAACAGGAATCTGATCGATACAGTCCTCCTCTGCTTTAAGTTTTATTTGTGGGCTGATGACCTGTTCATAATGTGGATCTTGGAGTGAGTTGTTCTCTATCCATATATTGACGGTATCAACACCCTGTCTTTTACAGAAAGCATAAGAATCGTAGAGCCAATTGACAAACGTCTTATTGCCTACCTGTTGCAAACGGATCCAATAGGTGAAGTATTGATGATTCTTGTAACCAATAACCTGCACAGATTTATATGATCTTTGTGCGGAAGCTTTCCCTTTCTGTTTATCCTTGTTGGAGGTTGAAGGGTCGGCATATACCACCACCATCTCGCATGTGCGCAAGAGAGGGGCTTTGGCATACTTTACCGAAGTAAAGGTCGTGCCTTCAATGATCGGATCATTGAAATACTCTCTTTGTCTGGCAGTATGTCCAATGGTTTTAAGAACCCTATCGATCATTTCTTCCGTATTCTTGCTCGGCCATGTACTTTTACCCTGGCTATCGCGAATGTTAACGATTTCATGGCGATCGGCCTTCTTGGCCATCTCGGTTATGCAGCAATACTTTGCGATGATGTTTCCACATGCAATCAATAGTAATGGCTTAGAGATCGATCTTGTCGGGATAAGGGCAGACTCGATCCACTCGAATCGGTCTTTAATGATGTCCTTATTTCTGCAATCTTGATCGGTATCTATATCATCAATCAAAATGATGTCAGGTCTAACAGCATCGTTACGTGTTCCGCGGGGTGATTGACCAGCACCAAGGGCGCGAAATGATGCGCCCTTCTTTGTCTTGAACTCATGGGCTTCCCAATTGCCTATGGATTGCTGCTTTCCGTAGTCGTTAATGATTCGATTATTCGATTCGAGATTGACCTTGTATGGAAGTAGCAAACGGGTAGCATTATCCTTTGAATCCGACACCATAAGGAGATTCCTGTTTCTTTTCGTCAGGATCCTTTTCATGGTTTCCATCATTGTACGGGCAGACTTGGCAAGTTCTCGCGCCCACGATCGTACCAGATACAGCTCATCGTTACTCATGACGTACCTAGTAGATTTTGTTTGAAAATCTGCTGGTTTGGATGTGTAGAATGTCGGGAAGTAGTATTCGAACCAGGCTTCGTCATCCTTCTCCAGTCGCTCTATCCTTTTCTTTTTATCAAGCGGTGACTCAGCCAGGTCAATGGGTGTTGCCCTGTTGATGTTTTCGCTAAACTCTTGCCAATCTTCGAGATACTTTTTATCAGTGTAACTAGCCATTACTTGATCATTGTTTGGATAAGCACATCGCAATAGGTTGTTACCTTTTTAGCGAGTTCAAGATCTTCCTGTTGAATAAGATTTATGATTTTCTTCGCGACCTCTACAGTTTCACCTACTCCAGTCTCTGTCTCAAGTTTTTGGATGGCGCCCGTTAGCTTTATGATCACATCCGCTTCTTTACTGGTTGCTACTTTGTTTTCACGCTCTGCAATACTGTTATTGAGGTGTTCCAGTTGATCGTAGAGTAAGGAGATTTGGTTTTGCTTTGTGGTAATGAGCGACCGCTTAAGGTTCTTCCATCCCCCGTCCACGATCCATCGACTAAGTGTCTTTTCCGTAACGCCCACGCGCTCGGCAATGACCTTTTGGTGCATGTTTTCAGAGACGTAGAGAGTCTTAGCAAATTCCTTCGCCTGTGCCTTTGTTAGTGCCATATTATCCTTGTTTATGGCTCAAAATTCAAGCGAAAAACCCCGAAAATGAATTAGTTGTGCAATGCTTGCGTACTTATTTAAATAGCCTTCCCTGACTTGGTTTCTTTGTGTCAACAAATCAGAAACGAGGATAAGTAACATGTCAAAGAGAGTCGTATTAAGTGATCAGTCTATACCAAATTACCGCGGATTCTATGTGGATCATTCCACATTGGACATGTCGCGTTTCGAGCACAACCCGATTTTGCTCTACATGCATATTCGTGGTGAAGTACATGGCAAATGGGAGGATTGGAAATTCGAGGGATCACAGTTGACTGCAACGCCTGATTTCGACACGGCCGATCCTGATTCTAATAAGATCGCAGGAAAATGGGAACGTGGTTACCTTAAGGGAGCTTCCCTATATCTGTATATCACAGATAAAACCGAGTTTATCCAAGACGAGCAAGGCCGTGTTTGGATGAAGCATGCGCAGGTCTGGGAAGCCAGTATCGTGGATATCCCCGGTAACCAAAATAGTTTATCTGTAACGCTATTTGCTGATGGCAAACAGGTGGACGATGAGCAGGTAAAAGCATACATGCTCTCTGCCAGTAAGCATGCAGACCAGGAGCTTATTCCAAAAAACAAAAAAAACAATATGTCAAAAATTATTACGAATTCAGTTGCATTGGCCGCTTTGACTGCCTATGGACTGACAAACGCCGATTCGCCCGAGGAGGTGGAAGGCGCTGTGGTGAAACTATCTACGGCCTTAAAAGCTGAACAGACTGCACATGGTCTAGAAAAAACACAACGTGAATCGTTGGAAAAAAAGCTCAATGAACAGCAGGCTTTACAGCTGAATGCCTTGCTGGATCAAGCTGTGAGCGACGGACAAATTATGGGGGATAAAAGAAGCGATTTTGAAGCGTTGGGTTTTGACGCAGCCAAGAAGCTTATCGATGGTCTGCCTAAAAAAGTGTCCTTAGGTGCTCAGGTTGTCGGTCAGGGTGGTGCTAGTGTTGATCCGAAGAATGTAGAAGAGTTCTTGAAACTTTCGACCGAAGCGCAATTGGCTTTTAAGAACGGTAATCCGACGGCCTACACGGCGCTTTTCGCTTAATGATCCATTAACAGAATAATTAACGTAATACATAAAAAAATGCCTAGAAATTTTCCAGAAGCGTGGCAAAGTCGGGTTCGCGAGTTGTTATCAACAACTCATGTAGCGGACTTCTTGGATGGTATCCCTGAACTCGATGCGCAAATCATGGTCGATCCGGTGACCGATCAAAACACCATCCATATTCCCTTGGAGACCTTCACACCTGACGTGTTGATCAACAACACAACTTATCCGATCGAAGTGCAGGATCACGACGATGGAACCAAGACGGTAAATTTGGACAAGTATCAAACGAAAGCGACTCGAATCTCCGAGGATCAGGCGCTCGGTGCTTCGTATGACAAGATTGATTCGGCTTCTCGTGGACATGTGAAAGCGATCAATCGTGATAAATACAAAAAAGCTATCCACGCCCTGGCTCCGGCAGCCCATAGCACGAGCACCCCAGTAATCGCGTTAGCGCCGAACTATACTGCGGAAGATGTGTATAAGAAGATTGTGGCTTTAAAGGGAGCGTTCGATAAAATGGAAGTTCCAGCGGAAGGCCGCCGATTGAACCTGGCTCCCGATCACGCGAACGCGTTACTTACTTCTGAGAAGTATTCAGCGGCTTTGTATGCGGACAAGCAATCGGGTAAGATAAGCGGTATTTTAGCCGGCTTTAAGGTATATGGATATGTGGGAGGACCGTACTTCACTACAGCCGGAACAAAGGTCGCTTTCAAAGCCGTGCCCGGAGCTACAGATAAGGTTGCATCCGTTGCCTTTTATGAAGACAATGTGGGTAAGAAAACAGGTATCCTAAAGCAGTATTATGATGCACCGACAACGACCAACCAAGCGAACTTGTTGAACTATAGACACTACTTTATTGTATTGCCTATCAAACAAGAGGCAATTGGTGCTATCTACGAAAGTGCTTAGGTAAGGAGAGGAAATGGATCACATCGATAGATTGTTGAAGACATTTGAATTTGAAGGCTGGTCGGGTTTGACCAGCTCTCTATTCCCCTCTTTAAAGTACTCGCTCACACCTTTGGCTATATCAACAAGTGCTATCTCGGTGATAACCTACAAGATATTCGGGCTTGACGTATTGGCTACCATAGCCTTTGTTGTCGTGATGGTTGCTGAAGTTTTTTCCGGCATACTAGCCTCCAAGGTGCAAAAGATTGATTCCAGTTCATTAAAAATGAGCCGGTTCTCGCTTAAGATGGCTTGTTATCTAATAATGCTTTTTGTGAGTAATGCCTTTGCGGAGAGCTTTGATGGGAAAGGGTCAAGTGTTGGCTACTGGTTTTTCGACTGGCTACATTTATTTCTTGCTATCCACATCGCAACCGAGAATATTATTTCTATTGGGGAAAACCTGGGTGTGATCAGTGGTAAAGGTAAGACCTATTGGATTGCCCAAATACAGGATAAGGTTAACGATTTATTTAAATCATCAAAATCCGATTAGCATGCAACTAACAAAAAATTTTACGCGTGAAGAGTTCGACTGTAAGGATGGTACGCAGGTGCCTGTTCAGTTCCTGGACAATGTCAGAACTCTAGCGATCAATCTTCAAGTGCTCCGTGATCATATCGGTGAACCTGTTTTGATAACCGGTAGTGGTTATCGTACACCTGCGCATAATAAGGCTGTAGGCGGCGCTCCATTATCGCAGCACCTGACAGCCTCAGGAGGAGACATCAATGCCAAAAACTATACTCCGAAGAAGCTGGCGGCAGTTATCGAAAAGCTGATAGCGGAGGGTAAGATGAAACAAGGTGGTATTGGTGTTTATCCCGGCTTTGTGCACTACGATATTCGCGGAACAAAAGCTCGTTGGTAGTGAAAAATATAGGTTTGATAATGCTGTTTATGTGTTTTGTGCTCTCAGGGTGTAAGAGTCGTAAAAGTCACGTAGAGAAAAGTACAATGGAAATCGTACAGACCGATCGCGAAGTAAACAACTTAGAGGTACAGACTACTGCCCTTTGGGCGCAATACACATCTCTTACTGTAGACAGCGCCTGGATGAATGCAGTCCGCCTGAAGAACTTCACGGGAACAATTTACAGAGATGGCAAAGTGGAAGGTTCGGCGGATCAAGCGGAGCTGCACCGATCCGGTTCAAAAAAAGAACAGTCGGATCAAATAACACAACAAAAGGATTCTACCGCCATCAAAATAGATACCGATCAAGAATCTAGCAATATTGAAAAACAACGGAAGACCGTCGCCGATAAAGAGACGAAGGGTATACAAGTCCCTTGGTGGTTGTGGCTCCTAGGAGCGGGAGGTCTAGTTCTTCTTATTATCACGATCTACAACCGGATTAAATCAAAGTTAAAATCTTTTTAAAACACATTTATATGTCAAATGAAAATACACTTGAGCAAAAGTTGAAGTACGCTTTCAGCTCGCACCCCTCGGTCAATGAACTGCACGTTACATCGGATGATTTGATGTTCCTTAATGCCTCGGATGCCAAGAACCATGCCGTAAGCCTTGATGATAAAGAGGTAACCATCGCCAAACGCTCCGATTATGTCACTGCGGCAAAACTACCAGTAGATGATAATCAACTCGATTTGGAGCGCGAGGCACTTATTAGCAAACATACCGAGTTGTTCGGAAAACCACCTGCGAAAACCGCAGGTATCGAGAAGCTAAAGGTAAAAATCGAGACGGAGGAAAAGAGACTTCTTGAGGTCGCTGCCCAGGAGACAGAAGCTAAAAAGAACGATATTCCTGTAGATAAAAAGCCTGGTTCTGACGAAGAGGAGTAAAACTATCTTTAAAACATTTTAAAAAAAAGTTATGGCAAAATATCAGTATGGCTGTCAAAAGGCCGAAATAGGAACATTTAATCCTAGCACAGGTGCAGTTTCCGCCTGGAAAGAGATCGACATCTACCAGGATACGATCACCCTTGAGCAGCCGGAAGCAAGCCGAACCGATCACTTTAAGCAGGGCGATCCTGCGCCAAAGGTATCCCGTTTTGCACGTGTGGTAAAAACAGTTGCATTCTCCATCATGGATATGAGTGCGGAAAGCAAAGCTGAATGGTTGGGTGGTACGGTTACTACAGTAGACCAAAAAGATACCTGGAACGCGCCCAAAACACAGGTAAATTCAACCGTCAAGGCCTTGCGTTTTACCCTTGAGGATGGCTCGGTTATGACGATCCCACATACCGATTGTGCGGGTAGACTTGCAACGAACCTGAACGATACAGATATCGGTCTTATACCGGTTGTGGCCACGATAAAATCGACAGGTGTGGAAGCTGTTGCGGAAATGGCTTGGACAGATCAATAGTAAACTATGGACGCAAACAGAACGGAATTGCATGCGACCGAAACACTATTACAAAGGGGCGTAAGGGTTAAAGCCCGCGCCCCTTTGTGGTTACGGTTGCTTGGTAAGAAAACGATAACACTTACACTTCGTGCGCCTACGGGCGGCGCTTTTCTGCGTATGGGCGAATGGTTCCTAAGGTGTCAGCTATCAGTGGATCAGCTTCAGGAGATAAGTGTACAGGATGCCCTGTTGTTTCAGGTTCGCTATTCGCGCTGTATCTATCGGGCGCTGGCCTGTCTCTTCCTTGTCGATAGGCGACTTACAAAACTGTTTCTAAGGCCTTATGCAAACTACCTGCGAGAGGCCATTACACCAAAAGAAGCCCTGGCTCTCTTACAGCTATCCATACTACAGGGAGGAAGTGAGGATTTTATGATTATTACCAGATTTCTACGAGCCAAGATGATAACGGCTCCAAAAAAGATGGGGCACTAGACCAAGAGGAGTTAATTGCAATTGGCATGAATAGCCCTTGGGGTTGGCTTGGGCAGCTTTGCGGAGATGACCCGACCCGACTGGATAAAATCCTGGAAACAGTGAGCTGGACTAACCTGGTCATGCTGTCTTCTGATAAGGCGAGAATGGTAAAACGGAAAGATATCGTAGAGAAAGTAAATAAAATAGATTTAAAAGCACATAGAGAACGGTTCAATGGATAACTTAAGATTCGATATCGAATGGAACGCCAACGAAGATGACCTCCGTCGCAGCATGGCTGAATCTCGAAAAGCTGTTGAGGGTGTTGGGCAAACATTTGATGACTTGGAGAAACATGCTGGAAATATGGTTTCGCATATTGAGGCGCAGATGAACAAAATAGACCTCGCTAAAGGCTTTGTTGCTAAGTCTACTGCGATAAAGGATGCTTTCGGAGAACTCGAAGGAATTATGAGCGATCAGCTGCAAAAGATTTCCAACAAGCTGCTTTCCGGTGATGAGATATTGGAACTTTCAGCTGTGCTGCACACTGTCGAAGGTGATTTTGAGCGAATCCAACTTGTAGTGGGAACTTTGGCGCTAAAGCTTAAGGATATGCCTGGTTTGGAGCTGGGCGAACGTACCGAGATGTACGCAAGCCTGGAGGCGATAGCTAATTTTACCAGCAAGCTAAATGACTTGCAAAGTAAAGTTCCGCTTACCTCGGCAGAGGTGAAAAAGTTAAAAGATGCCATGGTAGAGCTTGAACTCCAGGGAAAAGCCAATAGCGAAGAATACCATACACTGAAACAGGCAGCAACCGAATTGCAGACCGCTATTGCGAATACCAATACCACGGTAAAGGAGGCGACATCCCCAACGCCCTATATCGACCAGGCCGTGCGTGGCATTCAATCTTTGATTGCCGGGTACAACGTACTACAGGGGGTTACTGCTCTTTTTGGTTCGGAGAACGAAGACCTACAAAAAGGGATCCTTAAAATCACTGCGGCAATGTCTATTCTCCAGGGCTTACAGCAGATCCAGCTGGAACTACGCAAGAAGGATAATATTCTTATTACTTCGCAAACCTTATTACAACGTGGATATGCAATTGCTGTAGGGCAAAGCACTGGAGCATTGCGGTTGTTCCGTCTTGCGCTGCTTGGTACGGGGATAGGCTTGGCTGTGGTAGGAATAGGCCTGCTTATCGAATACATGTCCAAGCTTCGAGAGCAGCAACAGAAGGCTGCCGAGCGTCAAAAAGTTCTTAACGAAGCCATGGAAAGCTCTAAATCGGCGATATCGACAGCGAGTGGGCAGATATCGGTCATGCATTTAACAATAAAAGAGGCGCAGGCAGGATTACGATCCAAAACAGGCGCATTGAAAGAATACAATGAGGGGCTTGGACGTACCATGGGACAGGCTAATAACCTCAACGAGGCAGAGCGGTTAATAATCAAAAATGCGGACAGGTATATCGAGGTTACTTACGCCAAGGCACGAGCCATGGCCGTGGCGGAATTGGCGGCTAAAAAGTATGCGGAAATAGTACAGTTACAGATTAAGGATGCAAGTGAATTTATCCCACATATTAATAGCCCACATTTGTCAGAAAGCTCAAAATCCTTCGAACGAGGAAGAGCCGAACGTATACGTGGAAGTATGGAATCAGAACTTAGGAAAGAATATGACTCATATCTTAGAATAGGAACAAACCTAGAAAAAGAATACTTGCAAAAATTGAAAGCGAGCGGTTTATCGTATCGCGACGCACCTTCTAAGCCTAAAAGTGCTGGTTCTGCCGAAAGTGCCCTCAATTCAATAATCGGTTCGCGGGAAAATGTCGAACAAAGGGTTGCCGAAATAAGGAAAGAGTATGCCCGTAAGATGATGGAAAGCGATGAGTCGGAAATACAGGCTGTAAAAGATAAGTTCGCGAAGATCAATCAGGTAATCATAACAGAGAATGAAAAAATAACCCGGTATAATCTAAAAAACAAAAATAAAAAAGGTTTTAAACCAGTTGACCTGATCGATACAGCGCAATTGAAACCTATCGAGCAGATGGCCATCCAAGAGGTTACCTACAGTCAACAAACTAAAAAGATAGCAGCTGATCTTGAGGAAGCAAAGAAGCTCTTTGCCGACTATGAAGAGTATAAGTCTAAGTTTGGTAAGGAAAAGGCCGACGAGCATTTTAAAGTTGATTTAAAAGGCTTTGAAAACTACTTTCAATATGTTACTGCATTGTCTGAAAAGGAAGCGGAAGCACATGCGGCTGTAGCAACTAAAACAGCTACTACTGGACAAGAAGAGCGTTCAAAGTTACTTAGTAAAGAAGCTGATGAGGCAAAACGGGTCGAAGAGAAAAAATACACCGATCTTCTCGCTTTGATGATTACCTACGATCAACGTCGTAAGGTACTTATTGCTACGTTTGAAGCTGAACGTGCTAAAGTGGTGAGCGAGGCGACTGTAGAGGAGTTACGGGAGTTTGATCGTAAGCATGTCGAAGAGCTTAACCAATTGGATGACTCAAATATTCAACAGCTCGCTAGTTATAAAACCCTTTTCGAAGGTATTCAGAATCTATCTGACGCAGCGGCTAGAAAGGTCATTTCGGACGCAAAGTCCATGGTAGCAACCAATAAAAACATGTCTGCCGATGAACGTAAAAAGATTGAAAAGGCAATAAAAGAATCGGAAAAGGCACTTAAAGACCGATTGCCGGATCGGATCAATGCGCTAAGTCAGGACTTCGCGACCATGGCGGGCGAAATTGGCAATGTAAATGCAGGTCTTGGTGATATGCTTTCCCTGGTTTCTAAAGTACTACGGTCAACTGCACAGGTCGGTGAAAACATAACCGCGTTAAAAAAGGGATTTGATAATTACGGTGAAAGCAAAAAACAAGGTGGAGGCGGAATACTCGGCAGTATCTCGGCCATTGCCGGGGTAGCTGGTCCGATTGGCTCCATGGTATCGGCGGTGACCTCGGTGGTGTCCGGCGTTGTTGGGATATTTAATGCCGCGAAAGAGTCGGCGCGCAAAGCCAAAGAGGAAATGCGCAAATACCAGGAGGAAGTTTTGCAGGGCGAACTTGAGTACAATCGCATACTTCGGGAGAGAGCTCGAAGTCATTCTGACATAAACGAAATGTCTTTGAAAGAACTTGAGACACAAAAGCAGCTCCTGGAGGCGCAATTGAAATTAAAACAGGTGCGAGAGATAACCTCCTACAAGGAAAATCCGTCTATGATCGATCTCATCACAGGTCGAAATAAAACAAAGCAGACCGAAATGCTCTCGGATTACGAATACATGCTTAAACGTATACAGGCCGAGGGTCAGCAGATTATCGGACAAAAAACAGAGAAATATGGAGGTTTCCTTGGTATAGGTAAGAAGACGCGTGTCGTTGATATTACGGCCGACCTGGCTGGGAAAACATACGATGATCTTGAAAAACTATACACAGAAGGAAAACTCACAGAAAGCACAAAGGCGCTATTTGAGAACCTAAAAAAAGCAAAGGAAGAGGTTGACGATATCAATGATTTGATGAAGGAAATTGAAGAGACGATAAAAGATAAGATGTCGGGCAATGTTACGGCTTCATCATTAGCGGGGGGGATTATTCAAGGCTTTAAGGAAGGAAAGCGTGCCGCAGTGGATTTTGCTGATTCAATGGAGGAGGTTGTACAAAATGCGTTGCTGTCTGCGATGTCTACAACGATACTGGAGGAACCGCTTATGGAGCTAGTAAGGAAATTCAGGGAGGATGCAAAAGATGGTTTAAATGCCGAGGAAATTGAAGCATTCAAAAAAACATATGCCGAGATTGTACAATCTGGTCTAGATGCCGTAAAAGACATCGAAAAACTTACTGGTAAAACTATTGGTGCAGACAGCGGTAGTATCTCTGGCCGTATTAACAGGGCTACCACCGAGGAGACCAGTAGTGCAATTCTAGGATTCGAGCGTGCTCGTTATGATCTAGCTAAACAGCAGCTAAATGCTGTACTTGCGACGCTTGACTTTGATGAAAAATCCTATGATCAGATACTGGAGCAAGTTCGATATCTCAAAGCAATTGCGCAGAATACACAAGATACCGTTACGGAGTTAAAGAATGCGGTAATAGAACTTAAGAGCATAAATAAGAATACAAGTGTACAGAGTAATAGAGCATATACAGGTTAAGTATGTATTACATTAATGGGTTAAATATCGAGCAACAATTTGGGCTTGTTGCTTCACAAATACCAGGTGGTAACATGGCGATTTCCGGTGCATGGGATATGCCTGCTCGTACTGGAAAGATTTTTCACGATTGGGGTGACGAAAATGGTATAGAACCATACTTAAGGTCAGATGAAATTTTTTTTGGCGGCAGGGATATAAATTTTTATGCTTTCATGAAAACAGCGTCGCGAAAAGAGGCCATTATCAACCTAGAGAATTTCTATAATGCGATTGATACAGATCGATTGATAGACTTTACACACCCCGGGCTAGGCAATTGGAGTGTTTACATCAATTCGGAGGTAGTTATTAAATACCACTACATGGATAACATTGCTGAAATCAATTTCACCTTTAGAGAGCCCTTGGTAGTTTTTCCAGTTGTAGAGTTCCCAATTGTCGACAATAGTAACGAAAGTATAGATAATCTCTCTTGGGAACAGCTAGGTGTCACACTGCTTACTTTGGAAAACGATCTTGATCGTCCAACGCCTAAAATACAAAAAACTACTTCTTATGGGAACGAGGTGTTTTATGGGGTAAAGAGAAGCTTCCGAGAACTAGCATTTAAGGGAGTAATTAATCAACCATCGTTCAATGGTTTTAAAGCAGTTATAAATCGACTGTACACACTCTTTTCATTGCCTAATGCAAGAACCCTACGAATGCCAGATGGAACTGTTCGGGAAGTGTTTGTCAAGGATGGATTCCAGATTACCAATATGCAGATGGAATCGAATGGTGTAATTGCAGAGATCGATATAAAGTTTGTTGAGGTCGGTCAACTACAGGAATACAATAAATTAACAGATCAAAGTAAGTTACTTTTGGTTGATCAATATGGTCAACCTTTAAGTGAAATAATCAAAAAATTCTAATTATGTCACAGGAAGGAACAAAAGATGTAAGTCAGGCGCAGTATCGTACCGATATGAAGCCAGAAGACACGTTATTGATCGTCAATAGCGAAACTAAAGAAGTACAGCAAGTAGAGGTCTCTAAAATTGGTCGAACATTAGAATTTGATACCGTTGAGGATCTGCGATCAATGAATAGTAACGATAAAGAGCTACTTAGAAGCGGTGTCGTTAAAAGTGCACGACTACTTGGATACTACAAAAAAGGAGACTTACCTTTTTATACCGTTAATTATTACATCTCTGATAGTGATGATCCGGATGACGGAGGTAGTACCTTTGTTATTGGCGATCTAAAACTGCAAGCATACTTGGGCGATAACGTTGATACTAGGTATTTTGGAGCGTTCCCTGATTCCGTAACCGAAGCAAGTGTAAATTTGCAAGCTGGAGTGGAGTATCTAAAGCGTATCGGAGGTGGTGATCTAGTGATCCCGACACATCCTATATACTCTATGTTAGTCAATTACACAGTATATATCAACAAGGCGGCCGCAATACCAATAACAATAAGAGGTGGAAATGCGATCGGTAAATCTGCTACGCAATGGGAAAATAGGGGCAGTTCCATTGTGGCTACCAGATCGACAACAATTTTCCGAACGAACATGAAGGAGAATGGTCGTCCATACAAAGGAAAGGATGACTATTGTACTAATGTATCTTTTAAGAATCTATCATTTGTTGCTGGTAGCGACGATATTGATGTAATTGCTATTGAGAACTATCGTACTCGACAATTAGTTGAGAATGTAAGTGGACAAAATTTATGGGCTGTGGTTTTGCAGGATGAAAATCCCCCGGCAGGAATGCCGGCCAACGAATGGGATAATTACTGTGATTCCAGTATTTATCGTGGGGTTACAATTTCATTTCCCAAAAAACACGGAATTAGAACTACCCATAATGACCAGGGCATTTATGAATTTATAACGACCAACTACCCGCGGCAGACCTGTGAAAATATACTGTACATACATTATAGTTTTGGGATCACCGTTCGCAGCTTGCTGTTCGCTCAGCTTGATATGCCTAATCTACCAGTTAGTAATACTTCTGCGCTTGTTCACATGAAGCTTTGCACTGCATTTGATGTGCAAGGTGGGCATATTGAGAAATGTACGTTCAACTCTGCATTCTATCTTGACAGATGTTTTTCCGGTACGATTAGCGGTTTTCATGAACGTTTTTACGGCCGTAATTTTATCAAAACCCAAGGATGCAAGAAGCTGAAATATGAGAACATGCATATACTCTCTACGAGAATGGAAGGTTATTATGATGTATTTGATTCGGTTGAATTTGGTTCATCAAATGTATATTACAACAATATTTGGGCTTCTAATTATACAGATTCAGATTGGCAACCAGTTGCTGAGCGCGAATTGATCTTGAACAAACCTCGCACGAGTACATACATGTCTTTAATGTCCAATAAGATGGATACTAATCCGGCAATTGTTGAAATGCGAAACGGTTACAGCAACTTAATAACGAAAGTTGGCGCCCTATGCGTTACTAATTATGAGCTTACAAAATCTCCAGTCGACCTTATTACTGGCGTGTCCAGTCAGTTCGATGATTCTATTAATATTGGTGGTGGGTCTTCTGCTCGTGTGGCAGCAACCCAAATATCGTTCTTTTCTGCGCGATTCAAAGGCGAGCTTATCGGGGAAAATGTTGGGGGTTTCAACGGTTCCGTATGGTACTTTAATAAGCCATTTCGGTTTAATGGCGTAATGCCTGCTGGCAACCAATTCGCTTATTATAGAAACGGTGGGACAGCAATGAGCTGGAAGAGCGACAACTTCCCTGAGCTCCTAAGTTCACAATACAATTCACCAACGACGAACGGGACTTTAACAACTCTATACTCTTATGTTATGCCTGCAAATTACTTGGCCGTTGGGGATTTTTTGGAAATTAATTCGCAACTGTCAATTGGTGTTTCTTCAGGAACGAAAATACTTGTTGATTTTGGCGCGATTAACCTCTATACCTCGAATGTTTTTAACGGACTTTCTGCGACTTCCAGCGCTTCGATTAAGATCAAAATGATCCGTTACATAACCGGAGGGGCAAAACTACATGTTGAGCAAATAGTAGATGGTTTAATAACGACTACTCTTTTGGAACTACAGGGTTTGAGATACGATGAGGCCAATGATATCAAATTGCGCGCCCAAACCGGTACTGGGGTGATAACAGGATTTGCAAACCAAGTAACAAAATTTAAGATTTATGCTTAATAGCCTACAATTTTACAGAAATGGGATGCCTACAGTTTTTGTCCCTATTGATGAGCAGACAATTTACTTTGACGAGTGCATGGGGCGCTTTGATGTTCAGACACAATTCTATTCACCAGTTGTACTTGATATCCGAACAGATGACTATATACTGTATAACGGAGTTAGATTTACGGTTAATGTCATGTATCCTGTCGTTAGATCTGATGTTTTTCATTACACGATAACGTTAGAGCACCCTAGTTACTGGTTAAAGGATGTTTGTTTTAAACATCAGCAATCAATTGAATTTTCGTATTTCGGGACGCCTAAAATGTTTTTGGAACTAATTGTCGAAAATATGAATGTGGACGATACTGGCTGGATGGTTGGGGCGTGCGAAGACGTCGACGAAAAGCTTGTTGAGTTCTTTGCGAGTGGTACTGGCTTTACTTGCAAGGGAGCCTTACAGAAGATTGCGGAGGAATTTAGCCTCGAGTATTGGTTTTCAGGAGACGGTAAGACAATTAACATTACCCAGCAAGCTGGTATGGAGACTAATATACATTTTTCGTACGGTCGATCTAAGGGTTTGTATTCGGTAGAGCGTGGGATGCTGGAAACACCGCTTTACAATCGTATCTATGGCTTTGGATCCTCAGTAAATTTGGCAGAAAGCTATCGAAACAAAGCAGACCGCTTAACCTTAGATAATGGATGCATAGAGCGGCAGCTAAATGATGGGGAACGCAGAAGGGAGACGTCGATCATATTTGAAGACATATTCCCCGAGCGTACTGGAACTTTGACAGCTATAAGTGAGGATTGGCTGACTTTAACCGACTCCACATTGGATTTCGACCTTAACGGTAATCGAATTGAAGGAGTGCAAGCAAAAGTAGTTTTTAAATCAGGAGAACTGAGCGGTCAGGATTTCGATATAAGTTCATACAATTCCGGCACGAAAACAATTAGGATTAAACCCAATACAGAAAAGAACGGTTTTACAGTACCAAGCGCAACATTTAATCCTGTTGTTGGCGACAAGTACACTTTGGTTGGTATTGAGCAGCCCCAGTCGTACATTGATGATGCTGAGAAACGATTGTATGATGCTGTTTTGAAAAGTTTTAAGCAGTTGACACGGCCGCCTTACAAAGTTGAAATCGACGAAAAGTATATGCGCGAAAATGCCTTCGTTTTAAAGTCGGGGGATCGTGTTCGCCTTGTTGATGATAAACTTGGTATCGATGATATGATCCGTGTGACGTCTGTATCTTTTCCTTTGGTTAACCCTAATCAATGCACCGTCGTAATAAGCGATAAGATTACATACACTCAGGAGGTGCAGTTTATCATTGAAAAAGACAAGATCAAAGAGACTGTCAAACAAGTAGATAGAACCAAGACCGAACAACAACGAGTTCAGGCGATGCGTATGCGACAGCTTCAGGAGCTTGTTTTTGATCCTGATGGTTATTTTGATGGCACTAATATTCGCCCCAATAGTATCGAAACAATAATGTTAGCTGTTGGTGCTAAGTCTCAAAACTTCTACACTAACGGTGTCAGAATCGAAGTTAATAGTGGTGATAACCCAAATGTTGTTGTTGTAACAGCTGGTCAAATAGTGCACCGTGAATTGAAAATAGAGGGGCTGGGTTACATATGGGAGATCGGTGGAACTACATTTGATAGCCTCATAGATGGCAAATATTACTTCCTATCTGCAAAATGTAGCGCGACCTCATTGATTGGACAATGGTACCTATCGGAATCACCGATGGCTGCTGATGTTGAAGTAGGTTTTATTCATTTCAATTTAGGTGTTATCTATGCTGTGGCAGACAGTAAACGTGATTATTCCTTCACGAACGGCATGACCTACGTTAATGGCGACAATATTACTACAGGCAAGATACGTGCAGAGCGCATAGATGTTCAGGAGCTTTTTTCACAAGAAATAAATGCTGAAAAACTAATAATCACAGGAGATAGTCGCATTGCCGGGTTTAAAATATCTGGCGACTCATTGGAACCTATTCTACCTGCAATGGAATATGCTGGTAAGTTTCGTATCCGGCCTATGGGGTTCTCATGGGACTCTTTGTTTCAGGAGTTTGTGCCAGGACAGCCCCTGCCAAAACTTCATTATGTCAGTCTTGAAACCTCGGAAGACGATGCCATTTTAAAATTCAAGCGGCTTAATAATCCTGAAATTGACAAAGGGATACTGTTGGATATGGTCGGGGGAACGGCTATAGAGATTTTATCAGGGAGAATTGTGGTTGATGGTTCCGAAGGATTGACGACAAAACAGGCTATTTCTACACCAAATGGAACACGATACTTAAATTATAAAAGTGGTATTATGGTGGGGATAAGCGATAATTAGGAGTTTTGATTGTATTATTTTTTTGAAGTTATGAAGAAAAAGTTTAAAATTGACAAATTATTAACCTATATAAAAATGACTATTCCAAATTTACCAACTGACAATTTATATAAGTTCGGTTTTGTTTTTAGCATTATTGTTTTTATTTTTTTTATATATTATCATAATAAAAAAGTTGAGTATTTCCAGAAGATGGATTTAGAACTGAAATTTAAAGAACTGGACTTAGATCTAAAGTATAGTCGATTAACAGAAGATTTCCTTTATGTTGCAGAGTCGTTTAAATCCAATAGAGATTCCGAGATGGGGGATGTTTTATCCAAAAAATTCGAAGAATTAGATAACTCCAAGTTAAAAGCTGATTCTACCTTAGTTTTGTATAATGAGAAAGTAGGGCAATTCAACGTGCAAAAGGAAGAATTTGAAAACACACAGTGTCTTTATTATATAGCAATTGGCGTGTCATTGTTTTTTTCAATTATTTGTGGTTTGTTGTGGTATTGTAAATCACAGAAATTTGAAGATAGGATTACGAAACTTAGATACTTAGAAATGAAACAAAAATTACAACAATAA